ACTATGCAAGAGATATTAAGAAAGAAGATAGTCGGGCACCAAAACGACATAAAAGAAACTGGTCATGAAATCAAGATTATGGAAGAACGGATTCATGGATTGAATGAACAAGTTAATGTATTACGTGAGAACAGAGATTCTAAAATCTCAAAGTATGAATCAACGGTTGAGGAAACTCAATCTAACATCAACAAACTCATGGGGAACATAGATGAAAAGACGCAAGATGTGGTGGCGGAAACCACCAGTATCACGGATAAAGATTCTAAAGAAAATAAACTCACAGAACTGCTTGACTTGGAGCGACAGCTCGAAGCGGCTCGTAAAAAAACAATTAGAGAAATCAAATTCTACACGGAAAACAACGAATGTCCAACATGCGAGCAAGGTATAGATGAGAAACATAAAGAAACACACATTGGCGAGAAGGAACTCAAGAAGACGGAGTTGGTTACTGCACTTGACGAAATCGAGAGAAAAGTTGGAGATTGCTCCAATCGATTGGAAGAAATCAGAGAAGTCCAAACCCGAATAGATGGGATTCAACGTTCAGTTGCGATACTACAGACCGAGGTGGTTGCCAATCAGAAATACATTACAAAACTTCAAAAAGAAATTGAAGATTTGAAGTCTGAATCAACCTCAAGTAATGACGCACAAGATAAAATCATAGACGCTGAAGATAACCTTGACACCCTCTTACAAAAGAAAGAACAACAATCTGAAACCTCTCATTACTATGAGATTGCAACTATGCTGTTACGTGACCAAGGAGTCAAACAAAAGATTATTAAACAGTATGTTCCTGTAATGAATAAACTTATTAATAAGTATCTTGCACAGTTAGAGTTCTATGTTGGTTTTGAGATTGACGAATCTTTTGAAGAGACAATTAGGTCTAGATTCAGAGACGTATTTAAATACGATAACTTCTCACAGGGTGAAAAAATGAGGATTGATTTATCTTTACTATTCACATGGAGAGCAATTGCAAGAATGAAGAACAGTGTTAATACCAACTTGTTAATTCTTGACGAAGTCTTTGATAGCAGTCTTGATACTGCTGGAACAGATGATTTCCTAAAACTCTTAAACACGTTGACCGAAAAAACTAATGCATTCATTATTAGTCATAAAGGAGACGCCTTACATGATAAATTTAATAATGTAATGCGGTTTGAAAAGTATAAGAATTTTTCTCGTGTGGTTACATAACAGATAAATAGATAGTATGAAAACATTCTCGCAATTTCAAAATAAAGTTACTGTATCTAGACCTTCATTAGAGAACAGACCGCACCCACTAGGTGAAGCATATTCATTCTTCCCCAAAAGTGAGGAAGAAATAAAAACGCAACTTGCAAAGTGGCCTGAACCGTCTATTGATGACGCTCTCAAGTTATTCAACTATCTCAAAGGCAAAAGCGATGCCCCAATAAACATTGACCTAGACAGACCCAAAAACATAAATGTAGTTCGAGCACTTAAAGGTGACTATGACCTTTCACAGATTAAGAAGAGTGCTGGACTTGATACGGTTAAGATTAAGTTTGGTAATGGTTCAATGGGTGGTAGAGGTATCAATAACAAGGGTAAAGACTTTGAAGATAAATTTGCAGTTGATATAGAGAAGTGGTACAGAGGAGAAGACGTAGACACAATTCCCGAAGAACACATGAAAGCAATCCTTCATTGTGATAAACTTTACCAATGGAGTGACGCAAAGTCATTCAAGGTTTCAGTAGATGCATCTGCTAATACACCAAGACCAATTAAGTTTGGCAGTAAGATTGAATTAACAAACACCAAAGGAAGTGGTTTTGATATCGGTCAAGCGGTAACAGACATTACAGTTGTTGCTGACGGTACACCCACATTCCTTTCTATGAAATCAACAGGTACAGTTACCTTCTTTAATGTTGGAGTAAGAACTATTCTAACACCAAAGGAAATACAGAAAGGCAAGATTACAAATAAAGACGGTTTAAAACTTTTAAAAATGTTTGGTATTGACCCCGACAGATTCTGTACTATTTTCAATGACGATATTCCTACAAAAAAAGGAACGCAGAAAACAAAAGCAAACCCAGCATTAGCACATTTACTACAATCGGGAATAGGATATGGTTACCATGTCTTACACAAGAAGAGTGGTAAAGTTTATTCCTATAAAGTGGACGCTTCAGCAATGAAGAAAGCTGCTAAGGTTGGTGGTATCACCATTCACTACGGTGGAAAAACAGGAAGAGGAAAGAGAATTGATATGGAAGTTGAATCTTCTGTGTATAAATTCAAATTAAACATTAGAGATACACAAGGAAACGATGGATACCCAACTCGTATGATGTGTGATTTCGCATCTAAGAAATAAAATATATGTATGAACTAGTTGAAGAGGCTTCAAAAGTCTTACGTAACCCCACCGATAAATTTAATTTTGACGAACCACAGTGTGACCCAAAAGAACTTGTTGAGGGTATGAGAGACGCAATGTTAAAACACGGTGGACTAGGTTTAAGTGCTAATCAAGTTGGTGTTGATGTGAGTGTCTTTGTTATGAGAACTCAAGACGAGGGGATAGTAGGTTTTTTTAATCCTGTTATAACTCAGATATCTCAAGAGACGGAAATGATGAAAGAAGGTTGTCTATCTTTTCCCGACATATATATAATGCTAAAGCGACCAAAAACAATTGTTTTTGATTACCAAACAGAAGAAGGTGAAACACGTTCACTTAAACTAGAAGGTATGGGTGCAAGATGTGTTCAACATGAAATTGACCACTTGAATGGTATTATATTTTTACAACGTGCATCACAATTGAAAATAGAACGTGCTCTCAAATCAAGACCTAAAGAGAGAGCAAAGAGACTACAATATGAACAACGAAGAGCAATTGCAGAAGAAATCCAAAGACTTCAATCTGATTCAGATACCCGAAGTGATAACGGACAACGAAGCGAAGGAACTGATACAGTTTCACAGAACGCATAGTCACCTTCTAGCAGAAGACACAGCAGAACAATATCACAAGAGGAAGATTCCTCTTCACAATATCCGCACCCAATGGATTCGTGATATTATGAGAAGACTTGAATACCTTGCTATATCTGAAATCTCTAAGAAAGGTTCCGTAGTATTTCCCGAACAAATTGAAATTATGAAACTTCCAGTCGGAAGTCAAATCCCTGTACACAATGACGTATACGATATTCCTTGTGAAGACGGTTCAACCACGGTTACACCTAAGTCTGAATGGGCAGGGGTCTTATATCTAAATCAAGACTACAATGGCGGTAAACTAAGGTTTGAACCATGTGAAGAACTCCCTATGGGGTTTGAATACGACCCATGTGCCTACGAGTTAGTCTTATTCCAAGGAATGGATTTCTACCATTCCGTCTCAAAAGTGTATCGAACAGACCGATATACCATTCCAATGTGGTTCACCACAGACTTTAAGGACATTCGACCCGAATATCCTATCTGATAACAGCAAATGAGCTGTTGACAGTGACAGCACTTTAATGCGATAATACCCCTGTAATTGAGAAAAAACAGGAGTAAAAAACAATGAGTTGCAGTTATCACGAAGCATTTCTTGAAGCGAAGTACGAAGAAGGACTGAAAATGGGTCTTTCTGAGGAAAAAGCTGTGGAATATGCTATAGAATGTGCAGAAAACTCAGAATAAACTAAATGAGCTGTTGACAGTGACAGCACTTTTTTGGTAGCCTATACATATGAATGAGAAACTAACAAATCAAAAAGACAACCTTGCGAGACTAATGGCGGGTGAAAACCTTACAGTAGTACACAAAAGGATACCTACCGCATACTTTGACGTGAAGAACAGGGTTCTTGCCTGTCCTATCTTTAAGGGTGACATCAGTCCTGCTTTATATGACCTGTTTATGGGTCACGAAGTTGGACATGCATTGAATACTCCATTTGAGGGTCTTCACAGTGCATTAGAAAAGAACAGAACTCTAAAAGGATATCTTAATGTTATCGAAGACATTAGGATTGAGAAAGCAATCAAAGCTAAATATCCTGGCCTTAGAACTCAGTTCTTCAAAGCGTACAAAGAATTAGTTGCTACCGACTTCTTCGGAATCGATGGTAAAGACGTTAACAAACTTTCACTGATTGATAGAATCAATCTTCTTACTAAAGTAGGTTCTACTGCTGGTTGTGAGTTTGTTGGTGAAGAAATTAAGTTTGTTGAAATGGCAGAAGCATGTGTGACATGGGAAGATGTTGTTGCTTGTGCTACTGCGATTTATGAATGGTCAAAAGAAAACGAAGTAAGAACTCAAGAAGACCAAGCGGTTTCTACTCTGCCTGATGATTTCGACTTCGGTGATGAAGAAGAAGAGGGTGAAGAGGGTGAAGGTTCTTCAAGTGGTCAAGGTGACGAAGACGGTGACGAAGAAGGTGAAGAGTCAATGGGTTCTTCAAGTGAAGAAGGTGAAGACAGTCTTCCCGAAGCGCCTGAGTCTGAGTCCGAAGAAGGTGAAGGTGAAGACGGTGAAGAAGAAGGTGGACAAGGTGACATCTCTGCTAAGAAACAAGGTGGTACTTCTGCCAAAGAACCTGCTGGTTCATTCTCTGATGATGAAGAGGGTGCAAGGGAATCAATCACTGAGTACAATGCTCATAATAATGAAGGTGATTTTCTAGAAGACGCTCCGATTATTAGAGAAACTCACAACCTTACTGGTTCTGAAATGTTTGCGAAGAACGGTGAAGCAGATAACATAGTTGTCACCATGGAAAAAATCTCTGAAAGATTTGAAGGGTGGTATGCTGAAGAAGACAATATTGACAACTTACACAAACTAGCAGATTATACTGCCAAGAAAATTATTGATAAGAACAAAACTCTTATCTCTCACATGGCAAAAGAATTTGAAATGAAGCAGAACGCTCAAAGAAGTGTCAAGGCATTCCAAGGTAAAACAGGAAAACTTGATATGAATGCGGTTGCTAAGTATCAAGTCATGGACGATATTTTCAAAAAAGTTACTTACTTGCCAGACGGTAAAAACCACGGTGTGGTTGTGTTACTGGATTGGAGTGGTTCTATTTACAGTTCTGTTAAGAACCTTCTAGAACAATCTTTGATTCTTGCTGAGTTCTGTAAAAAGGTAAACATTCCTTACAGAATTTATGCTTTCTCAGACCAGTATAAAACTGGTGAATCAGAAAGACAAAGAGGTCAAAACGTTCTTCTAGAATTGTTCGCTGACGGTAAGTCTAAGAAAACTAACAGAGACATGATGAGAGCATTTGGTCTTATCTACAATGGTTACCTTACTGCTGAGACTAGGTCTTGGGATAAGTCTGAGAAACTAATTGCTGACTGGTTTGGTGATAAGATTTTTGCGGAGACTGGATTCAATAAATGGGATTGCATTAACGGACTAACGACTCCATACTTCATTAGACTTGGTGGAACTCCTTTGGATAATTCACTACTTGCAATGAGAAAGTTGTTGCCTGAATTCAGAAATTCTTACCAGTTAGAAAAAGTTATCCTAACTGTAATCACAGACGGTTTCAGTCACGGTTCTGAACACTTGCAAAGAAGTTATGACAGTGAGTCATATAACGAACAAATGAAAAACATGCCTGATGACATTGCTAGTTACAATGTTACTAAACACGAATATCTTATTGACCCTTATTCAAGAAAGCAATATCCATTCTCTACGCCAAACGCTAGGAATAACTATAGAAGTTATGATACAAATGGGTGGACTAAAACTGCTAACCTTCTTGACTGGTTACAAAAAGAAACTGGTGTGAATGTTACTGGGTACTTTGCTCTTGACAGAAAACAAGACTTCTACGGTTTGTTATCAGCGGTTACTGGTTTGAGAGAAGAACTTGAAGACAAGTACGGTTACGATGATAACTACAGAAAAACTTGGGGTCAAATCAGAAAAGAAGGTTTGGTTGTTTCAACTCACGGATATGGAAAACTATTCCTGTGCTGTTCTTCAAACTTGAAGACTGTTGATGACGAACTATCTGATGACTTGATAGGTGCTAAGAAATCAACTCTGCTATCTAACTTCAAAAAGAATAGAAGCAGTAAAGTTGGTTCAAGATTTTTAACTAATGAATTCATAAAGGAGATAGCGTAATGACATTTGAAGAATTTATATCTGACATGTTCGATGAGAACTGCAGAGAAAGAAAGGCATGGGGTGAAAAACCTTATGAAAATATAAGCGAGTACTATAGTGCTGGATATAATTCCAGTTTCTTAGTCAAAACATGGAGTGAACAATATGCAAACTAGAGAACCTTTAAGAGTAGACCCAATTTACTATATCAATATCAATGAGGGTATGAACTATTCTGCCTTTGCTGATGCAGTCATGGACGTTGGTGACCCACCATGCGTAGCGAACAACTGCGATAGGGTATCCAAATGTGCTGAAGAGGGTGTAGAGTGCTTCGCCTTTAGGATTTGGGTCAATAATGGTGGTGATTTGAACGCTAAACAACAAAAAAAGATGGGAAAACTGCTACAACCATGCAAATAGCTGTTGACAGTGACGTTACTTTTTTAGTATACTGGCCACATGATGAGAAATAAAGATAAACAAATGGAGACTATAATATGAGTGCATCTTACGACAAAAATGAATCGATATCCGTGGGCGGAAAGTCGTTTCATTATACTCCCGATAGGAAGGAATTCCTAGAAGGGTTAATATCAAAATACCCAAATCAGACTTCCTTTACGAAGGAAGAAATTGAAACCACTGGTCATCTGCCATACTGGTTGAACAATACTAAAAGGTATCCGTTCAAAGAGATTTCAGATGGTGCTACTATCTTCAATCTTGAAGCAGTAGTAAGTGGATACAATGGTGGATACGAACCGCAACCTGTAGTTCAAATTGCACCTAAGTCTGTTCCAATTCCAGCCGCTGTGACTCAAAACTCACCTGTAGCTGCTCAGACTCAAATGGCAGATATCAATCTGTTAAATGACTCAGTCAAAATTGTGCCTGAGAAAATGGTTAACTATGTTCCTTTCGGTCACTTTGCTGATGTCAAGAACATAATTAAGTCTGAAATCTTCTTCCCTGTTTTCGTAACAGGTTTGAGTGGTAACGGTAAAACGTTAATGATTGAACAAGTCTGTGCTCAATTGAAGAGAGAACTTTTCAGAGTCAATATTACTATTGAGACTGATGAAGATGATTTAATGGGTGGTCACACTCTTGTCAATGGAAACATTGTTTACAGAGAAGGCCCAGTTATCAAAGCAATGAGAAAAGGTTCTGTCCTTCTTCTTGACGAAGTTGACTTGGGTTCAAACAAGTTGATGTGTCTACAATCAGTTCTTGAAGGTAAAGGTTACCTAATCAAGAAAACTGGTGAGTGGGTGACACCTGCTAAAGGTTTCACTATCCTTGCTACTGCAAATACTAAAGGTCAAGGTTCTGACGATGGAAAGTTCATAGGAACTCAAATCATGAATGAAGCAATGCTTGAAAGGTTTGCGGTTACTATGCAACAGGAATATCCACCTGTAGTCACTGAGAGAAAAATCCTTTCCAAGGAAATGGCTTTGAGTGGTGATGTTGACATGGACTTCTGTGAGAAGTTGGTTGACTGGGCGGACGTTATCAGAAAGACCTACTATGAAGGTGCGATAGATGATGTCGTTACTACTAGAAGGTTGGTTCACATTGTGAATGCTTTCAGAATGTTTGGTGACAAACTTAAGTCAATTCAAATGTGTATCTCTAGGTTCGATGAAGAGACTAGATTGTCTATCCTTGACCTCTACACTAAGATTGACGCTGGTGTCAATCCAATGGAAGAGGTTACAGAAGAAACTTCTGAAAACCCTATTGACGATTCAGACTACTAGGTCTATAATAGACTTATGAGTATTAATTACAAATACAACGAAGCGGAACTCCTCAAGGAGTTCTCTTCTTATGTGGATAACACATATAACCAACACTACTCACATAACCAATTTCAGGCAACTGAATTTATTATGGACAGTGGTCACGGTGAAGGATTTTGTATCGGGAATATTATGAAATATGCCCAGCGATACGGAAAAAAAGATGGGTATAACAGAGCAGACCTTTTGAAAGTAATCCACTATGGATTCCTTGCTCTAAACAATCATGATAGGAGACTAACTAGTGATGAAAATAAGTAACGAAACTAAAGAAGTTCTAAAGAACTTTTCAACTATAAACTCTGGCATTAAAATTAGTGCTGGTAACAAACTGCAGACAATTTCAAATATGAAAAATATTCTTGCAGTCGCAACGGTGACAGAACAATTCCCACAAGGATTTTCTGTATATAATCTGCCTGAATTCTTGGGTGCAACTTCTCTTTTTGAAGACCCCGAATTCCAATTCAACGATTCTGCTATGACAGTATCGGACGATAACTCTTCAATGAGTTACTTCTATGCCTCAGAAGGTATGGTAACTTCGCCTGAGAAAATGATTACAATGCCTGTGCCAGAAATATCATTTGATATCAGTTCAACTCTACTAAACGACTTGCAAAAAGCGTCTAGTGTTTTGGGTGTATCAGATTTGGCACTTGAATCAACAGGTGAAAACATTTCCTTGACTGTTAAGGATAAGAAAAATTCAACTACTAATACATTCAGCAGAATGGTTGGTGCTGGTAACGGTGCTTCATTCACAATGAATTTCAAGATTGAGAACTTGAAAGTTCTTGCTGGGAACTATACAGTTGAAGTTAGTAGTAAAGGTATCTCCCATTGGGATAATAAAGATATCGATTTAGAGTATTTTATAGCAATGGAGCCTGACTCAAAATATAATGCCTAATTCGGCATATATAATACGTGTTAGTGTTATGCCAGTCTCTGTAATACTTTCGGGAGTGACTCCTTCTCATCACTACTAGGGTGAGTCACGCTGTAAACTCGGTGGGGTTTTTACATTCTTTATTATGAGCAACTTAATTATGAACAATGAATTTTTATTTGTAGAGAAGTACCGTCCACAAAAAGTGGAAGACTGTGTACTTCCTAAAGGTCTGAAAGATACATTTCAAGACATAGTAGATACGGGTGAGATACCTAACCTACTCTTAAACGGTTCTGCTGGTTGTGGTAAAACAACCATTGCCAAAGCAATCTGTAATGAACTAGGGGCAGACTTTATAGTTGTCAATGGTTCTGATGAAGGTAGATTGATTGATACCCTAAGAACCAAAATCAAAAACTTTGCGTCCACAACTAGTTTGTCTGGCGGCCCTAAAGTAGTTATTCTAGACGAAGCAGACTACATTAGTGCCGAATCAGTGCAACCTGCTTTACGTGGATTCATTGAAGAGTTTAGTTCCAATTGCAGATTCATTATGACCTGTAATTTCAAGAACCGAATTATCAATCCATTGCACTCAAGGTGTACTGTTATTGATTTTAAGATTCCCAACAGTGAGAAACCAAAACTTGCAAGTCAATTCTTAGCAAGACTTATGGAAATATGTAACGCTGAAGGAATCCAATTTAATGAGGCTGTACTAGCAGAACTCATTATGAAATTCTTTCCCGACTTTAGACGTTGTCTAAACGAGGTTCAAAGATACGGTATCGGTGGAGTTATCGATACTGGACTTCTTTCTACATTGTCAGAAGAAAAAATCACACCATTAATAAACACTCTTAAGGATAAGAAGTGGGGTGAGATGCGTAAGTGGGTTGGAGAGAATTCCGACAATGACTTATCTGTAATGTATAGAAAGATATTTAATGCACTCGAAAACAAACTTGAACCTGCCTCGATACCTGCCTGTGTTTTAATCATAGCAGACTATCAGTACAAAGGTGCTTTTGCATCTGATACTGAGATTAATCTAGTAGCATGTTTAACAGAGATTATGAGTGAATGCACATTTAGGAGTAAGTAATATGCATAGTGTAAATGATGAATTCCCGCCCTTTGAATTAAGGGGTGTAGATTCAAATCAAGATATGGTAACAGTAGACTCAGTAGACCTTGAAGGTTGGAGAGTATTTTACTTTTACCCAAAAGACTTCACCTTCATTTGTCCAACAGAAATTTCTGCAATGGATAAAGTAGTTGAAGCGGGAGCGACAGTAGTTGGTTTCAGTGGAGACAATGAATTCTGTAAACACGCTTGGAAGGAAGTGAATGGTGCAATTAGAAACATCAAACATACCTTACTTGCGGATTGCGGTTTAGCATTATCTCATGAACTAGGTATTGTTGACTATGAGGAAAATGTTAGTCTCAGAGCAACTTTTATAGTTGACCCTTATAACAATATTCAATCTGTTCAATGTAACGCCTTGGACACTGGAAGAAATGCAGACGAGATTGTTAGAACTCTCCAAGCACTTCAAGCTGGTGGACTTACAGGTTGTTCATGGGAAGCGGGAGATGAATTCGTAGCATGAGTGAGTACGATGATGTCGTAGAACGACAACGAACTCTAATAGAAGCAGAGCATTGGGCAAAACAAGTTAAGTCTATTCATGTCCATTCAATGTCTTCCATGTATTACGAAACCGAAGACAGTAAACAGTACCTTGAGAAGGGTGCTGTTACTGATACAGAATATAACAGTGGTGTTATAACACGTACCCAAGAAGGTGTGTTGGTTCACACTTTCGGGAAACAAAAAACTGGGGAAGAATTACTCGACTCTTATATAAGGCATAGTTAATTGAAAAAAACAAATCCATTTGATTTTGTCAAAGCCGTATCTCACACTAAGAGAGATATCATGGTAGACGATATAGAAGAGAAACAGTACGCCCCATTCTTAACCAATAAAGCATTATCCTATCACCAAGACGCAGTTTACTTCGCAAATGAAATGAACATACGTCACGGTGTTGATAACCGCCTTCAATACCTTTTTTATCTAAATATACTTAGGAAAAGACAAAGATTTTCAACTTGGTCTAAACCCTATAATAGTAAAAAGTTAGACACAATAAAGGACTACTACAAAGTAAGTACAATCAAAGCAAAAGAATATGCTGAAGTTCTTACTGATAAGCAGGTTCGTGAGTTGAAAAAAAGAATGGAAAAAGGTGGCAAGGATAATGGAAAGTTATGAAGAAGAAGTCAAAGACTTAATAGAAATTACATTCCCCGAAAAAGACGATTTTTTAAAGATACGTGAAACCCTCACGAGGATTGGTGTAGCCTCACGTAAAGAACAAGAATTGTTTCAGTCCTGTCACATACTACACAAACGTGGTCATTACTATATCACGCACTTCAAAGAACTCTTTATACTAGACGGTAAACCTAGTAACCTAGACGAGTCTGATATTGCTAGAAGAAATACAATTATCAATCTACTGCAACAGTGGAATCTTCTAAAAGTATCTAAACCCGACAGTATCAAAGAACCCACAGCACCCCTATCCCAAATCAAAATTATTCCCTTTAAAGAGAAGAAAGACTGGGTTTTAACACCTAAATATAACATTGGTAATAAGAATCCCGTTATTTCATAAATAAGTCCACGAGGATAAATTTATGATAGGATTTATATTAACAATACTAAAGAACATTGTACTTAAGTTGGCAACAACTGGTGCATTGAAGTTTATGATGCCAACCTTACTTAAAGCAGATAAATGGCTTGAAGACAAAATAGGTTTAGATATTATAAAACAAGAGCAGAGGTGGTTTGAAAAATACCCTCTTCTCAGAACTAGAATAGAGACCCTAGAAAGCAAAGTTGCTAACTTGGAGTCTCGTAAATAGGAGAATCTATGTTTAATTTAGAATTCATTATTAGTTGGGTAAAATCCCGTATAGCAGAACGTACCTCATGGGACGGTGCTACTATTATAGGTCTTTCAGTGTTAGTGATTATAGCTGCACCGATTGTTAAATTGTTGGCTTGGCCTGCACTCGCCTACGGTGTTTACACTCTTCTAAAAGAAGAAAAACTAATCGACTAAATAATTAGACATTACTATGGAGAATATTATGGAATCATCTATGTGGTTGATACTCTTAGTAATCGCAGTACCTGTACTTATGGTCTTGAATGACAAGTACAAATGGAGTGATAAAGCGGTGGGAACACCACCAGCTAAGAAGGAAACAAAAGTAAATACTTTTAAAGCGCCTTCTTCTCAAAAACTCATGAAGTTCACAAAGAAAGAACTTCTTGAATTTGCTTTAAATAACGGCATTGTCGTTACACCTTCCAAAACAAAAGCTGAGATTATTAAGCAAATCAGAAAAAACTAGGTATTATGGGTCACAATTAAGTGACCCTAATATCGCCTTCCAAACAGTCCAAACCTATAAATAGGTGTATGGACATATTTCAATTTTTAAGTGAAGTGGGAATCCCAATCGGGACTGCGGTTGTGATGGCTTTCTTCATATATCTGACACTCAAATACATTTTTGAGTCTGTACTAGGTCAGATTGCGTCCACCGAAAACATTATAAACATGCTCGAAACTAGAGCACGTGTTATGAATAATGATATTATTAAGATAGATTTATTAGTTAGTAGTGCTCTAGATTTAGCACCACCGATTGACCGTGTTGCAAGAGCAGAAAATTTTGTCGAGGATGGAAGTATAGACGCCAGACGAGACTAACGATATGGATTCCATTGCTCAATTAATATCAGAGTTTGGTTTTCCAGTTGTCATGTCTATGGGTATGGGATACTTTATATGGTATGTTTGGAAATTCATTACCATTGAAGTCAAACCAGCACTTGGACGTATGTTTACAGCAAGTATAAAATTGACTGACCAATTAAGAATGTTAGACCAAGATATGATTAGACTTCAAGAAAAAGTCTGTACAGTCTTGGAGTTTAAGGAGCGCCAAGAAATATTGCAAGACGCAGAAAAAACGGAAGCTCTGAAAGAGGTAAAAAATGAAAAATAAATTTGGAACAATTTTTGCACTAGTATCAGTATGTGTCATTTACTCGACACCACTATTCGCTGATGAATTGGTGCACACGTTTAAGAATCCTAGTTTTAGTGGAAAAGGAACTTCAGCACATTATCTTACAATTGAGAATCAAGAAAAGTCTAGAGCAGACAAGATTGCCGAGGACATAAGGGCAGCTCTTTTAAAACAAGAAAGAGAAGCAGAGAATACAGTTTTAGCTAAATTCATTAGAAATTTAGAATCAAGAATCTATGCTCAGTTGTCAAAACAATTAGTTGAGAATATGTTCTCAAATGAAGAAGGTGCACAATATGGTACGTTTTCATTAGAGGGTAATACAATAACATATGAAGTTAAGAATATTTGTAACGCAGACGGTTTGTGTGATGATTGGATAGTCATGACGATTTTGGGTTCTGATGGAACCTCAACTACAATTGAAATTCCAATCGGTACTGGGGGATTTTAAGTGAAGAATCTAATACTAGCATCCATTCTTGGATTCTTGTTGGCTTCTTGTGCTGGAATTCCAGTCATGGACGATTCATGTGAAACATTTATAATGGACGCAGTAGGGGAATGCATAGAAAATCCCGAAGCAATTAAGTTGCCCGCATATGCATTACTACTAGACTTACCAGCTGCTGACGTTATGCCAGTAGTTGCAGTATACGGATTTTCAGATTTAACGGGACAAAGAAAGAGACAAGACGGTGTCGCAACATTCAGTACAGCAGTAACACAAGGTGCTACAGAGATGTTGATAGACGCTCTCAAGACGGCAGGTGGCGGAACATGGTTCCGTGTAGTTGAACGTAAAGGAATAGACAACCTAGTAAGAGAACGGCAGATTGTTCGTTCAACTAGGGAACAATTTAAAGAAGAAGGTGCAGATAAAACAACAATACAACCTCTTCTTTTTGCTGGCATCATACTTGAAGGTGGAGTTATAGGGTATGATACCAATATGGAAACAGGCGGCCGAGGTGCACGAACATTAGGAATCGGCACTTCAACTGCTTATCGCAGAGATGCGATAATTGTTTCTTTGAGGGCAGTTAGTACACTTACTGGTGAAGTTCTTATGAACGTTCAAACCAAGAAGACTGTGCTAAGTGTATCGCAAGGATTTGATGTTTTCAAGTTTGTTGATATGGATACCCAACTCATCGAGATTGAGGACGGTGTGACAGAGAATGAGTCGGTGACTTTTGCAACGAGGTCTGCTATAGAAGCTGCAGTTCTAGAAATGATTTATCAAGGACATGATAGAAAATACTGGAAAATAGACGGCGACCATAGACACCCTCATAATATAGATGGCAGTAACAAACGACATGCCATCGGGGAAAACGAAGATGATTAAATTAAATCTTAAATATGCAGTAGCGCTATTAATAACTGTATCTGTTTTGCCCATTTTAGCTGATGATGATAACGAAGTATTTCTACAACAGTCGGGAGACAGTCTTACATTGACTATTGACCAACAGGGTTATGGAAATAAATTTGGTGGAACAATATCTAGTGGTAATGTTGCAACCGATATGATTTTGACAGGTACGAGCATTACGTTCAACCTTGACCAAATCGGTAACAGCAACCAACTATTCGGGCCTGCTATCTTAGATACCAGTACCATAGATATGACATTTACTGGTGACAGTAATATCTTTGATTGGAATATAGGTGCTAGCGGAGATTCAGATAATTCTGACTACGATATCGCAGTAACTGGTTCTAGTAACACTTTTGATTTTGACCAAGGTGGAGCTGCCAGTGCAAACTATTTGGATATGGATTTAACATTAATCGGTTCTTCAAATGCCTTTTTTATGGATATAGATTCAGACCAAGCTAAATGGGAAATGGAAATTACTGGTTCAAGTAATAACATTGACACAAAACAGTTAGATGCATCTGACCACGAATTAAAAGTGGTACATGTAGGTGACTCTATTAATATGGACATAATTCAACAGTCGGGTACATGTGGTGGTAAGACATGTCCAGGCAAGATTGACTTACAGTTAACTTCTGACAATGCTACCGTCACGATTAATCAGAAAGACACTTCTGATTAGTGCTGTTCTCTTGTCGTATCCTGTTTATGCGGATACGATAGGGGAAATAGTTGAACAAACTGGTATTGGCAATATCATTAGAGAAGGTGTGAACATTCCTTCGACCAATCTGCCGAGCGTCAACCTATATGACGAAGCCGAAACTGGTAATGGTAGAATGTTAATTGAGTTCTTAGACGAAGAAGAACTTGCACTAACAGAACATACGTTAGTGTTTATTGACG